ATCAAAAGCTAAAAGTTGTCCATCTCCAACAAGAGGTACATTAACATCAGTCAAATTATCTAAAGTAATATTAGCTGCAATTGTTGGAGTTGTTCCTTCTCCAGAGTTATTAGTTACTAAAATTCCAGTTCCAGCAACCAGAGACTGAACGTAGTTGCCAGTTGTGTCTGTCCCAAGATCAACTTGATCATTAATCCAAGCAGAGCCGTTATACTTAAGATAGCTATTGGCTAATGATGTATTAATTGTAACATCTGATAAATTGTCTACGCCAAATGAAGCTAATTGGTTGTTTGTGTATATTGTTGCATTATTGTAAGCTGTTGCAGCTTTTGTAGATGCATCAGTTGCAGCATTTGATTCTGCAGCTGATGCAGCACCGTAAGCATCATAGGTGTTTGTGGTAACTGCAACGGTTGGTTGAGCCTGTTCACCAGAATTGTTTGTGAGCGTTATGCCAGTTCCGGCGATTAAAGATGCAACGTAGTTACCCGTTGTGTCTGTACCAAGTGCTACTGCATTTGCAACAACATATGCATCTAGTGTTACGTTTGCTCCGCCATCAATTAAAACGTTTCCTTCTAGATCTCCACCTAAAGTTATTTTTCTAGGAGTTGTCCATCCAGCTGCTGTGCCAGTAATGTTCATAGCACCCGTTGCAGGTAGGCTTATGACAATATTGCCAGTCGTTGCAGTTACATCTATTTCATTTGGTGTGCCAGTAATGCTATTGACAAATGTTGGCTTATTAAGAAGATTGTCCCAATCTATCTTTGCGGCAAGTTCTCCAATTGTTCCAGAAAATACTTCTGATGTGTTTGTAGCATCTGGTATAAAAGTAAATTTTCCAGATGAATCATCAAAACCAAAAAATCCAACTTTTGCAGCTGGAGTAGCAAGTGAACCGTCATACCAACGGAACTCAATACCACGATCTTTATTGTCATCAACTGTTGGTGCAGTTTTTCCACCAAGTGTAATGATAGGGTCTTTAATTGTCGTTACAGTAGAATCAATAACAGTCGTGTTGCCAAGAACAGTTATGTTATTTACTGTTAAGTTTTCTTCTGTTGTAATAGAAGTATTTGATTCTTGCAATAAATTTAATGACGAGTTAACTAAAGTTCCGTTACTGTCTAGATAATAAAATATTCTATTGATAGGATCAAGTGCTATTTGCCCTTGGGTAATGCTAGGTGTTGCCACTATAAAACCTTTCTTTTTACTTAGAAGGTTCCACCATCAAATGTGATACCATCAAATGTCGTCAAGTTAGAAATAGATCCACCTGTAATTGTAACGTTGTTTGAATTTTGTGTTGCAATAGTTCCAACACCAATAGTTGTTCTTGCTGTTGCTGCATCAGCGTCATCTACAAGGCTTCTACCAAATGTGGTGAACGTAGCCAAGTCTGCAGTATTTGCTCCTGTAAAATACGGGAGCTTGTCAGCTGCTGATGTAAGGCCGGCTATTGCTGCAAGTTCTGCATCATAGGCTTGAACATCAGTTCCTATAGCTAAACCTAAATTGGTTCTAGCACCAGACGCAGTTGTTGCACCAGTGCCACCATAAGTGATAGCTATTGTCCCTGCACTCCAGGTTCCTGAGGTAACATTGCCTACTGAAGTTAAGCTTGAGTTAACAACACTTGAAGCTAGAGTAGTATTTGATAATACTTCAGATGTTCCTATTTTTAGAACTTTTCCAGCAGCTAGATCTAAATGTTCAGACGATGTCCAAGCATCTGTTGCGTCAACCCAATTAAAAGTTTTGTTTGTTGAACCAAGTATTGTTATACCAGCTCCATCAGCTGTTATATCTGTAGGCGATGCTGCGTTAGCTAGAACAATGTTTTTATCTTCAACAACAAGAGTTGCTGTATTTAAAGTTGTTGTATTTCCATTCACAATTAAATCACCAGTTACGGTTAAGTTATTGCCAATCGTTACATCGTCTGGTAAGCCAATCGTAATTGCTCCACTTGCTGCAGATACTGTAACCTCATTTGCGGTACCAGTGAGTGAGGTTACTGCTGCGGTTGACAAGTCGCTAATTTGTGATCCGGTAATTGCAATTGCCGAATTACCAGCTGCTGTCAAACGACCCTGGGCATCAACAGTGAATGTCGCAACAGTTCCTGCGCCACCGTATGAGCCACCAGTTACTGTGGTGTTGTCAAGGTTTATCGTGATTGTATCAGTCGCACCTGCAACAGAACTTAAGCCAGTACCACCAGAAATTGTTAGTGTATCAGTGCCTGAAGTAATTGTTTGGTTTGATCCAGAGTCGCCCGAAACTGTAAATGCCGTAGCAACGTTTGCAACAATGTTACTAACATTAGATACCTGTTGATCAACATAAAGTTTTGTTGTAGCATGAGCGTTTGCCGTTGGCGTTGGAACAACAACAGTTCCAGAAAAAGTTTTATTTCCAGTTAGCGTTTGAGAAGTGGTAAGTGATACAAATGCACCAATACCGCCGATAGCTGGAATGTTATTTGCATTACCATTGCCATCATCGCCAAAACCATAGTAAAGGGTATTGTCAGCTTCGTTAAATGCTAATTCTGCGTTCTTTAAGGAGCTTGGTGCACCTGGTAAACCGCTAGCGACTCTTCTTTTAATTCTTAAAATATTAGACATTTAAAAATTTCCTCCATCAACAAGATCTGATTCTGCGTAATTGACCCATTGAGATCCGTTGTAACGTAAAATTTGTCCACTAGCAGCTGTATTTATAGTAACATCGGTCAAACCATTTAAAACTGATTGAGCGGAAATATTTGTTTCAGCTGCAATTATTCTGTCTTTAACAGTTAGGTGTGAACCTGCTGGATTCAACCCTACAACGGTCTGTAAGGCTTCTACAGCGTCGTTAATGTCTGTATGCTGTTTGTGGTGGGGAACAGATACGGAATCAAGCCTGTCGGTTGAGCTTGGATTAACAAAGTTATCTAAAGAAGCTGGGTATTGAGTGGCCATATTTTTCCTATAATGATAATATTTTACTAACTGTGTTACTCCACACAATAGTAATTGAAGAACTAGAATTACTACCTTCGTATGGTAGACCTGTTGAAGAATCTATGTAAAAAAACAATCTCGAATTAGCATCTGTGCTACCTACTTGATAACAGATAATTGCGTCAAAGTAGGAGCCATCGTGGAGAACTATTAAATCACTTGCGTCTAACACACCATTACTGACTGTTATCCCGCTGATATTTCCAGTTCTTTTTTTTATAGCTAATGCTGGAATGTTTGAAACAAATTCATCATTTACTGCATTGATTGAATAAAGTCTTTTATCGACTAGCAATACCGCATATTGAGAAGCAGAAGTGTTTATTAATCCTGTTAAAAGACCAGTTTTAGCTTTGCCATAAACTAAATTAGCCATTTTTAAACACCAATATCTTTAGATACTACAATTCTGTATTTATATCCACTTTCAAAATATTCTTTATCTTCAGTATAATATGCTGGGGTTGCGTCCAATAAAGATGGGAAGTCAATAAAGACTTCTGGTTTCCAAGAATGCAATTGGATTACTGTAGATATATTTTCCCATCTTGATGGTGTTCTTTGTATCTTTTTTCTTTGGCATTTAAAGTACGTATTACTTAAGTAATTTGACGCCGGCCTTGCATTAAATACTATGACTGCTCTTCCCATATTAAAATCATTACCTAAGTAAAAATCACCATTTACTGGGTATACTTCTGAGATAAAGAATTCTGGGTTTTTGGCAAGGATCTGGATACTTGTATAAGCGTCTGTTCTTACAGACTTGTCTTCGACTAGGATTTCTCCAACATCTGGAGCTCTTACGGAAGAAAACGAAGATGGGGTTGCGTCGTTACCCTTCCAGGTAAATAGCACCTGTTCTTCATCTATCGACTCGTTTACTGCATCTAAAAAATTAACTAATCTAATTAAATATTGTTGGTCAGAAGCAAGATCAACTTGCTCGTCCCAATAGAGTCTTAACGTTCTTGATATTTGATTATAGTCAACTAAAGTTTGGATAGGTGCAAATGGATTGCTAACAGCAGATGGTGTTGCGGCATTTGTTTGAACAATAAAGTTTTCATTTTTTAAACTACTAATTTTAATTGTTTTTCCGAATTTAATTACCACCATGTTAAGGTCAATGGCAACAATGCTATCTATTAAAGGAAGTGACAAAATATTCTCCTTACAAAAAACTAACTAATTAGTAACAAACTTTTCCGAGAAAAGCAACAAGGGACGGCTTTCGCCGCCCCTTGTCACTAAGGTAACCGTAACTATAACTACCCTAAGGTTTTTATTATTACATCTCGTTTGTAACTTGAACCTCGTAATTACGAGCAAGTCTAACGTTCTTAGCAACAGTGATACCTTCACCGTCACCAAGCATTACGATGTCATAACGTTCTTTCATCTTCATCTGACGGATGTCACGCGAAGGATCATCGAACTGATCCGTGCTCATGTCATCTTTCACAAGAAGTGTTCCCACTTCATTGCGGTCGATCAAGAAAAGGTCTGACATTGCTGGAGTTGAGCCAGACTTTGCAGTGAAGCTAACGAAAGGTGAGACGATAACATTCAAACCCATAGGAGCGGTGTTGTTTAAAGCACCTTCCTTTGAATCTGGACGGTATCCCCAACTCGTGTTAACTGCTGCTGCTGAGCCACCAGTGTGGAAAATCGCATCCTTCAAGAATACCGACCACATTAATGGGTGGAGGATAAAGTCTGTTGGGATATGATTTTCTGCCATAAGAACTGCTGCCATGTCGATAACATCATCCCAGGTAACGGTTTTGTTAAACGCACCGTCAATCCCACGACCTGTTGTATCGTCATATGAGCCACTCTCATTGTCGAACACAATGCTTGCTGCATCCTTGAAACGACTGAGGGCAATTTGTTCCTTCAAACGGGCCATTGCACGACCTGCTGCGCGAACATGAAGACCTACAATGTCCCAGAGGGAGTCAGCGATGACTTCCTCGGTAAAGGAGAGCTTAACGCCCTTCTTTGAGACTTTGCCTTCAATCTGCTTAGCAAATGCGAGTGCCTGTTCTGGGTACTCTTGTCCTTCAGGAATTTCTGCTGCCTGAATTGCATTAACTGCTGGAAACTCCAAGGAGCGTCCTTTCCCTAGGCGCACTGTCGAAAGCAATGGAGTAACGAGTAACTGTGGCTCTGCTGCTTCCTTTAGGGTACGAGAGATAACTTTAGGAAAGAGTGCTGCTGCGTCTGGGGACGAAAAAGCCTCTTTAATAGTCACTCTATTATTTTCATCTACGTGTCCATCCTCGGTTAGTGCAGTCTCCCATGCTGGGAGACCCGAGAGGAGCTCTTGGATTGTCTTGCTCATCTTAGGAATATTCCTCCTGTGTTATTTTCTTAATTAAAGTGTTAAATTGACGCGGAATGCACCAATAACATTGTTTACATCCAGATTAGAACGGATACCCAGTTTTCCTGAGAACGATCCTGAGCGGGTAAGCTCATAAACTGTCTTCAGTGCACCTGGATCTGATGGCAACTGCATGTATGAAAGCAGACCGTCATCAAAGTTGGTAGCAAATTTCTCTACCTCAATAACCTTACCAACCTGGAGGTAAGGATTTGTACCACACAACGCCGTTGTTAACGACACTGGGCGACCCATATGGTCAGCTCTAATTAAAGAACCTACCGTTACATCATCATTGACCAATGAAACCATTGGATACTCTACGTAACCACGTGCGATAAAGCCTGCACCCTGTGAGGTACCCTTATCAAATGGACGGTAGAGGTCATACTGTGCTACGCCAACTGGAACCGACAGAGCAGCAACTGTTACAGAATCGGTTGCACCTGACGAATAAGCTGGTGTTGCGCCATTCAAAGGATCCCACGATGCTGGCATCGCGTCGCCCCAGGTAACACTCGAACCACTACCGTTTGCAGGTACAATTCTTGCATCACCATTTGCGTCAGCTACTACTGAAAGAATGGTGCCCTTGGTGATGACGATTTCAAAACGATCATCTTCACTGTCGAGGTACCAAGTTGGAAGGCCCTGTGATGGGAGCAAGTAAGCTGCTGGGGCGATACCCTCAGAAACTACAAAGCGACCAGAACCAGTTTTAGTTCCTACTTTACGAAATTTTGCTAATGACATTTAATTCTCCTTAAGAATATATATTGATTAAAGTTTACGACGACCCATGAGAGCATCTACAAAAAGCTGCTCTGAAGTATTGGTAACCTGTTTTTTCGACTCTTCTTGTTCTCCATCGATTGTGATGACATTGTCTTCACTTTCAACAGCTTCAATTTCCGAGCTGATTTCTGGCATTGTGCCCTTAGCCTTTTTGGCTACTGGCATTCCTGCTAGATCTCTTAGAGAATCAGCCAACGATGACGCAGTGCGCTTTACGTGCTCTGCAATTGACTCTTCTCTTGATTCAGGTCCCTCAATTCCAGCTGCAATCTTTGTGTCCACAACTCTCTCTGCGAGAGTTCTGTGCAATGCGCTCTTGAGTTTTTGATTTTCTTCTTCAAGCATTTGAAGCTTCTTACTTGCGTCATCGGCATCTTGCTCAGAAGCTTGTTCTGGACTAGTGAGCTCTGCCTTTGGCTCTTCAACTGCTTTGTTTTCTTCAGTAACCTCAGCGTCTACAGATTCAACAGCTAATTCAGCCTGTTCTTCTACCGACTCTGAAGTTTCATTAGAAATCTTTTCTTCTTTTACTTCTTCTTGTGCAGCTATTTTTGCTGTCAAGATGTCAACCAAATCTTGATCTTTAACTTCAGTAGCCAAAACAAGTGCTTGCTTTAATACGGAAACCATATCCTGGCTTTCTGCTACCGGCTCTGAATCAGCGCCTTTTTCTTCTGCAGTCTCAACTTCTTCAGGCTTGACTTCCACTACTTCTTCTGCTGGCTCTGCAACAGGTTCCTGCGATTCCTGAGCTGAAACTGCGGTAATTGTTGAGAGATCTTGGCTAAGGCTTTCTACAGCAGCCAAAACATCCTCATTCTGAACGCTTTCTTCCATTTTTGAATTCTCCTCATGATCTTCATTATTATCATTCTCATTAGATAGTAATGAGTTGCTATTGTATTTGTAATTTTCACTTTCATGAACAGCAATAGCCGTAAGGAAAGAGCCCTTTAGATGTAGATAAAGTGGTTTAGATTCTTTAGATTTTAAACCTGATAGAATCGATTTATGCTCTTCTACTGAATATATATCTTCTTCATCCATATTAAGTACGAATGCAGAACTTCTTGCTACCCAGTCATCTGAAGAGTTTTCTACTTTAACATCTCCAGAAGAAGACTTTCTTACTCCAGACTTAGAGTCTGCTGGCTGGTTGACAAATGAATATTCCTTAAAGGAAATGTCTTGCATGTCGATAAATGCCAACTTGCCTTTGTAAACTTGGCCTCTTTTAAACTTTTGAGCCTTTGGTCTGCCATCAGCACTTTCAGATGCTAGGTCGTCTCCAGATATTGAGCAGACTGCTTTCCCAGCTCTTCCGCCAACTGAACCTGTCAAGTATCTTTTGTCGAGAACTTTTTGGATTGCTACTGGGTCAGTGATTGCAACTTGTAAACGAACGAAATGTGAACCATCTTCTTCTTTATCCATCTTTGCTGCCATAACACGGCCAATAGGCTCTGAGTTAAGATCATGATTCAAAATAATTGGCTTAGGATAAGGCTCAACCCATGACTGGAGAGCTTTTTCTAATTCTATTGCAGAATAGTTATTATAGTTGCCAGTCAATCCGTTCATGAATAGCTGCAACCTCAATAATCAAACCTTTGTTTGCATTTTGAGATTCTGAGAAATTCAAATCTACATCAGTGAAATCTGGCAGTTGAACCGTAAAGGTTTCCACAAAGTTAAAAGCCATTTAATTCTCCATTTTTTAAAATCTGTATATATAGTAAATTTGTTTTTATAACATTAAACAATTTTATATAAAGATATCATATTTTTACCATGTTTTCAAATGCAACAGAAATTCTTGGATCTCCACCCTTAGTAAAGGCTTCGAGCATTTCTTGGTGCATAATGTGTGGGGCATATATATATGATGCTGAATATAGCTCTGTTATGCCCTTTTCACGGGCATTAGCACACCATCCAAGGTCTTCTCCTTGTGAATGAAAAACGTAATCAACTTTATTATATGTGTCTTTTGACATCATTTTTGCAGCCATAATAATATCTGACTTGAAATAACTTCCAAGTGGATAGTTTCTAGCTCTGTTGGCCTTATCGCCTGATTTGTCCAACCATGTCATAACGCTTGGGAAATCTGTTCCAATTGGTGTCATGAACATCAATGGACTAACTGCGTCTGCCCCATCTTTGATGTGGCTTATTAACAATTCTATAGTTGACGTATTGTGAATAATAATATCTGAATCTAGGCTAAAGAAATAATCTGGTTGATATTTTCTTACTTCACCCAAAAGAGTATTTCTTAAACTGACCATATTGTGATACTTAGACATTGTCCACTGTCTAGACTTGGGATCGTGCTCATGGTGAGCAAGATCATCTTTGACTACAATGTCAACAAATCCAATTGAATTTTTTGAAACTTCTTTCCATCTATTAATCATGGAAATAGTTCCTTGATCGGAAGAGGATACGACAAAAATAAAACCTACATCGTTAAGAGAGACTGACTGTCTTTCAATAGCCATTGCCCAATATGGAAAAATCCATTCTCTTTTATATATAGGACAACCTATAATTAGTTTCATTTTTCTTCAGTTGTTTTTGTTTCTTTTTTGGCAACTGGTTTAGCCACTGGCAAAACTTCTTCTTCTGCAGCTTCTGCAACTTGAACTTGCTTTTGCAACTTAGGCTCCTCAACAGCAACTGGTGTTGGTGCTGATTCTTCTTCTTCTAATTCTAATTCATCTTCAAGAGCATTAAAGATGTCCATGATTCCGTTGATCACGTCAACAAGAATTGTAAGAGCCATGCGGCTCTGACCATTTCCTACTGCAATTTCAAAACCTTTTACTGCGTCATCTTCTCTAAGGTATTGCTTAGAAGTGTCTGATGTTATAATGAATGGCATTATTCCTCGCTCTGAATCGTTAAGTTTGATTCTTCTATCTTAACATCATATTGCTCTTGGAGCAAGTTCTCAACAGTATTAATCCAATCAGGATCTGATCTTTTTATATTTGGAGAAGTCTTTCTTCCATTTTGATTTTGTGGTCTAATAACATTGCCAACACCTTTTCTTTTTGAGGGTGTATTTCTAGAACCTTTTTTAGCTGGCTCCTGTTTATCGCCTGCAGCTCGATTAGCGGGAGGATTAGCTGCAGCTTGTGCGTCTATCATATCTTTTTGTTGATCCACTTGAATTGCGCTGAATAAATCATCCATATTAGCTTCAGGATCTATTCCCATTTCAGTTCTTGCCTCAGTTAAAGTAATTAATGAACTAACATATTTTTGAATGATATGTGTTTCTTTCTTTACCTGAGTATCGGTATCTATTTCATTGAACTTAAAGTAGCATCTGTCAGACATCGATGATTCCATAGGATTTTCAATTGGATCAAATCCACCTTCAAATAAAAGTTCATTGAATATGTGTAATCTAACCATCTCGGCAAATTGCTTTTGGAATTGCTTGATCTTGTCATAAAGCGATGTGTCTAATCTTTCTGACATAGATCTATTTCCACCATTCATGGTCATGCCAAGGTGATGCGGAGCAACGCCTAAACCAACAGACACTCTTTCTTTAAAGTGTTGCAAATAGTTAGTTGCATCAAGGCCTTCTTTGCCAACTCCAATTACATCGACATCGTGTCTGTACGGAAGAATCAATCCACCTTCAGATCTTAAGTTTTCTATTTCTGAAGCGGCTTTTTCTATTTCATCTGGCTCTGCTGGTTGATCAGCTGTTCCAATAATGTATTTGTATAAAGGAAATAACTCTCTGTGAACAAGATTTTGAATATCTTCTTCCATCTGTCTTAAGGCAACTACGTCATCCATTACGTTAGACAAGTATGGCGTACCAAAAGCTCTGCCTGGTTTTCTGTCAAAGAATAAATGTATTACTCTGTCAGCTGACCAAACTGGGTCTCGATCAGTAGGAGCATAAGTCAATGGATCTGTTCTTTGCAAATAGGTCTTAGGTCTATTATGCTTATCTCTCATAATTCTTACTTGCTCAGTAGGAATTAAATAATAACCAACTATTGGCTGAGTAGAACTTACTGGAGTAAGATTTCTTGGAAAATAATCATTTAACTCTCCTCTTGCTTTTACGGCAAAGACGTTTGAGAATTTTATTAGCTGATCTGACATTTCAATGAGGAAATCCAAGAATGGTCTCTTCATTGCCATTTCCATATAATCTATTCTTTGGTATAGGTAAGAAACAGCTTCTTGATTTTCTCCAACTATTTTCCAGCCTTCTTTCCAAAACAGATCTTTATATTTTGAAACAGCTTGCTTGACATAGGAGTCAGTATCTACTGCTTGAAGGATTCTTTCAAAGTCATATGGGGATGGCTCAAAGTTACTTCTACCTGCGTAGTAATAGTTTGTTCCTTGATACCCAAGAGCCAAGGAGGCTACCTTGAATATTTTGCTTATTGACTTTGAGTCTTCTGGATTTACCTTTTTAGCAACAAAGTCCCCTGCGGACTCGTCATTGCGTACAGGAAAATATTTTTTAATAGCCATTCTTTAGCCGCCTAAATACGAGGGAATACTAAGATATAGTAGACCTTTATATTAATTTAATTAGCTTCTTGGTTTAAATTGCTAAGAGTCTTCTGCAAAATAATGGTTTTTACCCACTCGAGCCAAAAAACTGTATCTGATTCAGGGAAATCGCTCTTGTATGCTACGTTGGCTTCTGAAAGAGTAATTTCAATTTTAAATTCTTTTTTAGCCTCTGGCACTACTGCTACTTCTTCACTCATGTGATAATTATCCTTTTGTTTTAAGTTTTGATACTAAGTATTATTACAGCTAGTATAGCAGCTGTTTTTGCTGCCTTTCATGTAAAGTAAGTTATTTTTTTTTTAAAAATGTATCATTCGTTTTCTGGTGGCAAAGAAAAATCTTCTCCATTAAAGATCCATCCAGAAACAACAACATCTTTTTGATCTTCTTCAAGTTTTATGACTTTTGGATCAGAGGACAAAGCTGCTACCCATTGAGCTAAATTATTTTTGTTCATTGGTATTACCGCAGCAACTTCATCGTCTACAATAAAAGCAAAATATTCATAGTCTTCTTTTTTTGGGGCGGCCATTATATTCTCCTATTTTAGATAACAATTATACCACAACATTCGCAGTTTGGACCATTACAGAAAGTGTTCGTTGAACAGTCAGCATACGTTGTTGTGTAACTTAAGCATGGCCCGCAACCGCAGCAACTTCCATTAATAACTGTTCCTGGAGTACATGTAGCCGGTGGAGTAGTTGTTGTGCCACCAGACGGTGGAGTAGTTGTTGTGCCACCACTGCTAGATCCTCCACCTATCGTCAAAGCATATTGAGTTCCATTTATAACTATGTACGGGGCTCCTGATACTAGTCTAAATTCAAATCTATCGGTTTCAGAATACTGATAGTTAATACCATCTGGTCGAATAGTAAGAGCAAAGTCAGGGCCACTACCTGTTCTAGCCCACCTTGCGTAATAAGCATTATACGTTCCAACTGCGACATATCCTGGAGACACTCCGGCATCAACAAAAATTCCACCTGTTGGACCACCAGTTGCTATTGATGCTGGTCCCGCGCCAGGACCTACAGTCATTGAGCCGTTATAACCTGCTCCAGATGTAAGATTGTCGCCAATAATATCCCAACCAGCTATCTTGCCAGAAGTAGCTTGAATGGATCCTTTTACGCTAAAAGACTCACTTCCATCCCAGTAAATAAAATTGTCTACATTGCCAACTCTAAATTCTGATGTAGAAATTGTATTGCCGGCAGTGTCACTCTTCCAACGGTTATTGGCATCAATGTATACTGAACCTGCTTTTAATGTTCCTCTAATTGAAGCTGTTGAGAACTCTGCTCTTCCGTCACCGCTAATTACCCAGCCAGTTGTTCCAGAAGTCCAAACTCCAGTATTGTTATTATAGGCGCCGTTATAGTTAGATGATCTTATGATTGCCATATTTGCTGGAGCCACGATGTTTGACTGAGCACCTTGTTGTTTCAAAATTATTTCATGTGCACCAATTGTTCCAGCTGTAATTTTTGCAGCTGTTAAATTAATAATATGAGAACCTTGAATCATGTCTGTAGCTGTCGAAGCTTTAAGGCCAGAACTTGGAGTCCAACCACTTTCATTACCGGAAGTGTCAATGGTCTTTACTCGCCCATAATAAATAACATCAGTTTGTGCTGTATCGGGATTAGCTGCGTTGCTATTGTCTGGAACGTCTACTGCAAAAACAGATGATGTTACCGTTCCTGAAGAAATAAGTGTTGTGCCAAGTGCATCTGAATAAAGTTCATATTTATAACCATTAACATCTAGCTCTACCGTTGGCTCAAATTGGAACATAACAGATTTATAATTTCCATAAATATAAAATGTATTTATATCTATTGCACCTGGAATAGTTTGATCTCTTGGAGTATGGATTCTAATTGATTCATATGGATCATCTATCGCGGATATTTCAGTATTTTTAACCCTTAGCGCTACAAGATAATCTTGATCAGGTTTTAAGCCTGTTATTGTTTTAACTATTTTTGCCATTATTTCACACTACCCGTTGTTTTAAAAGATATGCTTGGGTTAATTTCTTCTTGATCGATCTCTAGCAAATAGTTTTTAGAAAAAGAATAATTTTCTATTTTTATGTTATTGCCTGTAGAGCTTGTGTTCTTGTTTGATTTTACTTCAATTTCAAAAGTAAATTCTCCATATATTTCATCATAAGTTGAAAACATGTTTAGATCTTCAACACTAAACGTATATATTAATTGGTTTTCCTGGGTTGTTGATGCGTACAAATCTAATTCTATATTTCCTTTTACAATACTTTGACCAGCACCATTGGCTGAAGTCTTAACTATTTTTAAAGTTGCTATTCCAGAACTTGGACTTTTTTCTGCGTATATTTTTAAGTTTGGACCTGAAAAACTTCCCATTAGTTTTGAACCAGGAGTTGAACTTTTTTTATTACTCCAAATTCCAGTATCACCTAAATAGCTTATATTTGCAATTCTTGCGTTTAAAGAATCTCCAGTGACTACGGTTGAATAAAAGTTTATACTGTTAGATGATCCTTGAGTTTCACTTCCTATAAAATTTGCTCCACCTGGGTTAGTGGTTGCAACATAGCTGTTACCCGACAATGACAAATATTGTATATCATCTTTGTGGTAATAGATATAGTAATTACCTAATGGCTTTTCGCTTGCATTAACAGCTGTAACTGATTTGAACCATAGATTATTCTTATAGCTAGGTAATAGTGGCGTACCGACCAATAAGCTTTGAGTAACTGTATACGCAGTATCCGTTTCATAAACCACCACGTAGGAGTCTGAATCAGCTTTATTTTTGATAAGACCATCTTCAAAATAATAATATCTATTCAAGTCTAGATCATTAAGATTAACCTGTAGCCAATCTCCAACTTTTAAATGTTCATTTAAGTGTGGAAATATTATCTTTCTTCTTACAGGGGGAGTTATTGTTGCTGAAGATTTTGTATAAGTAAACCAAGTCATATTTATACCTCATTATACAATATTTCAAACTCATATGAGTTTAATTTATCATCTTCTATTTCTACTTCGAATGTGGCATCAAAAATTACACCGCCACCAGTTAAAATGCTTTGAGTTAAATTGGTTAAAGTTAAATTGCTATAAGGGCTAGTCAAAGCTGAATTATAATAATCATCTCTAGCAGATGAATAATCTATAGCAGATGCGCTGATTGGCATCGATCCATCAACACCAGAGTGTGAGTGATTAGACACCACTATGCCACCAATCTTTACCCCTTCTGCTACATCAATATCTCCAGTGATTATCCCACCATCTCTTCTTAGATATTGCGGATGAGCGTCCCCGTCCAAATCATCAAGGTCACCATGAGACGATCTTAGGTCCATTCTTTTTTCAGAATCAATAGGAATGTCAAAGAATATTTGTTTATATTTTTCTAATTCTTCTGTTTCTACGGTAATAAGAACCTTTATTCTTTGTGCGGCCAAAGATTCTAACTGGGTTATGTAGTTTACATACCTTCTCTTAAGTCTTATCATTTGGGAAAGAGCATCTAGCTTTTTGCTCATTTGTGCTCTTCTTTCGACATAGTCAGAAGTAACAGAGCCTAAGTTTCCTGTTATAGAATTTCTTGCTACAATTATTTCGCCAAGTAAAGTTGGACACTCATTTGCTATAGCTGTTGTTGTGAAGTCTAACATTAATGGTTCTACAACCTTTGACTTAAAGCTAAGAGCTGGCAATAAGTAGTTAGAGTAAAACACGCCACAGGTATCTACTGTATCTCTTTTTAGGCCATTAGATAAAGATTGTATTTCTGATATATACGAGTTTATTTTGATCGAAAAAAAAGCTTGGAATTGGGCTGCTTGTTTTTTAGAGATTTGATCCAGTTCGGATTGGGGAATTGATGTGGGCGGGTCTGTGATTTCCTTGGCAAGCTGTTTCGTATAGTGGAGTGCTGTTTTTGCCCAATCGGATAAGTGCCTTGCAATTTCGCCTTCTGTTTCATCCCTATATTCCTCCCCAAATTGATGTGTAACTATATTCTTAATTGTTAATATTTCGTTTCTTAAATATGACAATACTTTTTTAGTTTCCGCCAAATGACCAAAAGATGTGTAATTTATTGTTAGATCATATTGCTTAATTAGTTCTCTACATGATCTACAGAGGTGCTTAGATGCATATTGATATTCTGTATATGGAATAAAATTTGGAAAAGAGAGTAGGCTGGCTTTTTCGTTATGCTTTAGAGCATCTTGCCACACGGCCTTATGTGAATTCTCTAAGTCAATATTGCAATAGGCATTGATATTTACTTGGTCTAGGTTTGATTCTATTTCTTTTAACAACTGGGTAATCACAGACTCACAGTAATAAACATTATTTCTTACTTCTGTAATTGCCGGATGAGACAAGGTTGTTATATACCTTGTGTCTGGACTATTATTCCCATACATGCTATTTATAGAATTTCTAGTTCCAAGCGAAAGAAGACTTGATGACTCGTTTGCTGTATCAGAAAATACATCCTCTACAGGATTACTTTGCCCTAAGCCATATTGTGCCATTAGAATGTCTTTCTTTTAATCTTTGAATTAGATCTGCCACCAAAAGATTTTTTATAACCAAATTTTGATGGCATAAGTTTGTCTGCTCTTCCAGTTAAACCAGTTCCTATTTTATCATCTTTATCGTCATCATTATCATTTACTGGCTTTGGCATAAAAAATGTGTTAGAAAATGATTCTGTTCTTGAAGCAAAACGAGCTTTGTGTAGGTCACTATAGTTTTCCGTAATAGCCAAAAGTGCCAGTATTAAAGCATCGTGTGCGTGATCCACTGCTGAGCCGCCGGCCTCAAACACAGGTCTTCCAGTTTGGGTAGTTCTTACAACAACGTAGGAAATCAATTGCATGTATATTTCTGCGTCTCTTTCAGAAATAGCTAAAACTTCTTTTTCTAGATATTGTCTAAGATTATCGACCATGTACGGTTTGATTTCTTTTTTAACATTTTGTTTTGTATATGGGTCTTTAACATCTATAGTTTCACTAAAGCTGACGCCTTTAACTCTTTCCTTCAAGCCACTCATAGGATTTTCCACACCGTACTTATGCAGAAGTTCGACTTGGACTTCTCCATAGCCTCTGTCAACGTAAATATGTTTTGGTTTAAAGATGTTATTAAGTTCAACTATTCTAGATACAGCTTTAGTCAAAGTATATTCTGATCTAGGTATTTCTTCTCTATAGCAAATTTTTACCTTGTTTCTGAATCTCTCTTCTTCATAAGAATCAGAACATGCTTCTAAAACAACTATATTAGTTCCGGCTCCATACTTATCCCAGTCAACACCTATTGTGTGAAAGCTTCTTGCTGAAGTAAGTTCAGGGTGATAGTCCCAACCTGGTTCCATAAATGCTTTGTCAACATATTTTCTAGGATAGACACCTTCTGCGTCTTCGCCCCAGTCAGCTTCAATTTCGTGCCTATATCCAATTTCTGAATATTGTTCTCTAAATTCATCTTCTTGATCTTTAGAAAAATATGGGTTGCAATACGATGGAAACCAAAATTCTTTAAATCTTTCGCTTCTGCACCATTCCCAGAATCTTTCTCTTCTACCAGTTGGAGTAGAAGCACCAATCAAAACTTTATCTGGTTGATCTTCTGCTGTTTTCTGAAGCATTGCATAAAGTGCGTCGAGATCGTCTGCGTGCATGTAATCCATTTCGTCTAGCACGATCATGTGTGCTTCCTGACCACGAGCTACGTCTGACTTGCCTCCTGAGCGCATACCTGACGTAAAGAATCTAATAGTTGAACCATTAGTAAATTGAATCATAAATTGAGGGCTTGTTACTTTTCTTGTTATTGAGTTTGTAACAATTTCATTCTTAGAAGCAAGTCTTAAAATTTCTTGATAGATTAATTCGACGTGTGATTTCATTGGCGCAATAACAAGACATCTTCCGTCCTTGTGCGTATAGCTATAGTGGATAAGTGCAATAGCCATACTAAAAGTTTTACCAAGACGACGACCAGCTCTAAGAACTTTTCTTACTGATGGATCACGAAGAATCAAAGTTTGATAGACTCTAGTTTCTGCTTCAAGAAATTGTTTAGCCCAAACACATGGATCTTTAGCTATATGTATTTGCCTTTGTTGTTCAGCTGAAATTCCTAAATCCATTAATTCAAGATCTAATTCAAATGGCTCATCAACCAAAAGTGCTAATTCTCTATTTGTTAATGGTCTTTCCATAATTGGTTCACCGCTAGCCCAATTAAGATGATTTAATTTATTTTTAAATACCCATTCAATTCTATTTATTTGTTTGAATGTTTCAACATCTTGGTCTTTAATAATTTCAATTAAATCTTCTCTAGAAAGTTTTTCTAATGACTTTCTAAATGCTATCGTTTTACTTTGCAAGGAGTTCATAGGTTATCCAAAATGGGCTGCCATCATACTAGCTTCTGATCCAAGTAAGCTTCGTGCATTAAGTCTTGAATTTTGAATTGCCATAACACCTCTAGCTCTTGAAGTTGCTGCTACTTCGTTGTCTTTAAATCCTGTACCAAACATTGGTTTATTAATAGTTCCTTGCATTGACTTCATGGCATCTTTAGCAAAGTTTATTCCACCAACTGCCATTTTACCAATACCCTTACCTATATCATACATCAATTGGCCAGTCGATAACACGTTAAGTGGACCTAATGCTGCACCACCAAGTCTTACTGCGCCCATTGCTCCCATTTTTGCTGCAACTACTCTACTTCCACCAGATCTAGCGTACTGAGCTGCCATTCCCATCATCTTAGCGCCACCTTGGCCCCTATTAATAAAGTTTCCAGCGTATTTTCCTGCTGTACCAAAATCATCCATAAATTGAGCAACTCCAGCTCTTCCGCCCAATCTTCCTGCAACTCTTTTTGCAATAACTCTTTGCCCTTTGGTCATATCGCCGGCATTTAGCACTCCGAGATAAGCAGTTGTTATTCTGTTACTCAAAGATCCTCTAGTCATAGTGGAGGCAACTGCAGCAGATGGATTTGCAGCTACTGCTGCTGCATTAGTTACAGCTGCAGCATTACCGGCTGTAACTGCGCCTCTTCCAGCTGCTCTTACGCTTAATCTTAAAGCGTCATCTGTTATCATTCCAGGTGGGGCCAAGCTTGCCATTGCTCTTACATTTGCTCTTGCAGATGTGGCCGCAGCGTTGACTGCTCGTCCATTGACTATTGTATTCATTGCTGGGTTTGCAGCGCTTTGAACTTGGCCTATATTACTTACTATATTAGCTCTTTGGGCTTGAGCTCTAGTGAATCTTTTTAATTCTCTACCCCTTAAGGCGCTAGCTCCTCCTCTAGCTTCACCAACAGCAATTGTTTTTTCTATTCCAGAAAGTTTGTTAAGAGTATCTATTCTACCTAGTACACCACCACTAAATGCTCTATCTGTTTTTGGATCAAAATCATCTGCGATCCCCATTGCTTTTCTAAAGCCTTCATTTTTTGATAACTTTCCAGTAATAGAGTTTACTGCACCACTAAAAACTTGAAAAGGATTATAGGCTCCCTTTATATCTCCACCACCAAGTGCAGCAACGCTATTCATTCTATTTACTGCTCTTGTGTTGAAGATGTTAGTTCTACCCGGATTTGCCCTTGCTGTTTTACCAGCTGCTGATGCTCTAGCTGCTCTTCTTGACAAAAATGGTGATATATTGTGTGGACTTCTACTTGCTCCACCTAAAAATGATGATGGACCTCCTGGTTGATACATTCGACCATTTACAACTCCACCAAACTTTTTAGCTCTAGCTATTTGACGGGCATTACCAACACCAGTAACGTCGTGAAAACCACCTCTAAGCATTGTATTTCCATAGCGCCTAGAGTTAATTAATGCAGCCTGCATGACTCCAGGCGTGAACATAGCAAAGTCGTAAGGACTACTTAGATCTGGTGGCTGCTGTGCACCTGGGTTCATACCCATGTCAGACATTAGCCCCTCCTCTGATTATGCATACCTAAAACTATGTTTCCGCTTGCATTTAATCTTTCTGCATTTAAAGCTGACTGATTATAAAATGGTGATTGACTCATTATTTGTTGGTTAGCCCTTGCTGTATTAATCGGACCAGCAACTCCTCCGGCTAATCCTGCTCCTCCACCAATGAATGCTCCGGCTGCAGAAGCGGCAGCTAACCCCTTGCCCTTGAGGCCTAATTTTTTACCAAGCAAAGCTGCACCAAAACCACCAATACCTGCACCTACCATTGGTGCTCCAATTAATGCTCCTCGTCCTCCAACATTTACGCCATGTCTTATAGCATTAGATGGAAACAGTCTTCTTGCGACAGTTGATCCTGGCAATCCTGACGCACCATACATCATTGAGGGAGTTAGATCAGTTCCTATTACTTTTTGGTCTGCTTGTGGATCACCAAAAGCAACATCCATGCTTGCATCTATTGCAGCTGGAGCTACTTGATCATACATTCCTTTTATTCCCATGCCAGCCAATAGAGCGCCTACGCCAACTTTTCCAGCTGTGCCCATACCACTAAATCCAGAGGCTTGACTTACTAATCTTCCTGCTCGATTAAGAATTGACATATCTATGCTCCGTATAAGTGATTATATTTATTTGCGCCCATTTGGGTATGGCCTATTTTATTTCTATCTAAATTACCAACAACTCCAGCTGTTACAAGAGGATCTCTTCTTGATGAAGTTTGCCTAGCCATTGCTTGATCTACTCTATTAAAGTCACTTATTGACATTGGACCCTCTTGTTCCAATGGCTGCTGTTCCATAACTTCAT